GTGGCGACCAGTCCACAGCTTTCGGACTTTGACAGGTGTGACGTCGACGCCTTTGAAGGCATCCATGCCACAACTCTCTCTAAAGTCACCAGCTGTGCAACACTTTTGGAGGTTGACTTTCAAGCCAACTCCCTCAAGTGCGCTGATTACAACGGGTGCCCATGAGGTGGTGACGACAATGTCATCCCCATACACGAACACTCGTTGCTCGACGTAGCGCCGTGGTAGGCGCGTACGAAGCGTCACAGTCGCTACAATCACACTCCAAAAGCAGAAGCTCTCGACAGGGAAGCACAATGCTGACCCCATCGGAGCGAACTTCTTGAGTGGGAGAACGCTTCCATCTGGAAGCTTAGTAGCGGTCGTTCGGCATGCCTCGAGAGCTCTTAAAATGTCAGGTACTTTCGCAAATACCCGACGTACGAGCTCAAGAGACACACGATCCGAGGCATCCTTGAGGTCGATCGTAGCCCACTCCCTGGTATCACTACCAGTCAGAGCGAGGCCACGATTAACTTCTTGGTTCCTAAAGTTTATGTATCCTTTGGTAATCCAACAGGACTCCAAATGATCCATAAACTTCCGTCCTAATCCCTGTTGAATCCACTGGTATTCCAATGGTTCACAGGAAATAAGACGCGGTCCACGACTATCCTTAGGGACAAGCACCACCTTGGCCTGACCGCTTATTATTCGGTCGAGACCTAGGTACCAGTCTCTTCGGTCTGCGAGCTCCCTCGCGCCCCCTACTACGAAGTATTCGTAATAGGGGAACACCTGGTGAATGTCATCGTAGAGGCGGGAAAATACCCACTTATCTTCGTGACGCTCACCGGTTGCCACAGCTCCTGGACCGTGCCTAGGGTATATATCCCGAGGATCAAATCCACGGAATATTACCGCCGTGCGTAACGCCGCCTCCTCCAAAACTCTAAGAGTTTTCGGATTAGGCGTCTCCAACGCGGCGGCCTCGAGCTCACGCTCTGTCTCGATGAATCCGTCGATAACCGACTGATTCTGAGATTGAGTGTGCGGAAGC